GTTTTATAGACCTCTTAGCAGGTCTCCAAGGTGGTGATTGCTCTAAAGGCCACCCCGAATTTTCAGTTATCCCCATGTGGGTTGTTAAACTACCAAAATGATAAATCAAAAATTGACTGACGTGTCTATCGGAGACTTGTACTCGACGTCGTAATCTACATAAAGCGAACCCAAGGCCTGTGCGTTACCCGCACCTGTGCAAGTCCATTGAATGGAGCCGAAAGACAAGTCATTTATAGTGTTGAGAACAACAAATGACGTGGCATCAGCCGCGGTGAAAGGATAAGAATTGGCAGGCACAGTCAGCACAGACGACACCTTCTTCCATGACGTGTCCACCGGTATGGGGACGGAAAGCTCCTTCGATGACGAAGTAGCAATATCGAACGTCTTGGTGTTAGGACCACTAATAACGGTGGCAATGGTCTGAGCGGCGACATCGATAGCATCCGTATATGCTGCTAATGTAATGGTTCCAACGGCGGTAGAGCCGACAGAACCAACAAACACCAACTTAGCACGCGTAACCCGATACCATTGGAAATCCAAAGCTCGATTATACATGCCACGCAATGCGGGGCGAAGGATGTTAGCCACACCAGAAGCAGGGTTGAAGTAGGCGCCACCAGAAAAGGTGACACCAGCAAGCCCAATTGAAGTCAGCACCGTCGCCCCATTGCCTGTGCCACCAGCGTTGCTGGCAACAGGCATGGGAAAGGTAATGGCCCCAGTGCCAGTGCTTGGGTTGAGGACAACCTCGCGAACACCGACGAACCGGTGGTTAACCTTGGGGGTAGATTTGTTTGATTTGGCCATATTGATCGTCTAGTTATGTGTATTGGATCCCGCCACAACAAACGGGACTGTACATCATCTGGAACCAAGGGGCAGTACCCCGTTGGCCGCGCCGTGCAGTCTCTCGGCATTTTGTTTAGCACGGAAATATTAAGGAACTTTGAATCCCACCGTTTTGGGCGATTATCCAGACAACCCAATGGTGCATTTAAGGTCTACCCAGGACCAGCTGTTAAACGTGCCACCGTAACTATATACATACTTGAAAAACTAAACTCTCCTCGACCAACTCGTTACGCCCAAAAGTGAGAGAAACATCTCGATAAAGTTGTTCCGCAGCTAACTGCTCAGCAGGTGTTATCCCAAATGCTAACCAGAACGAGTACCTCGTTCTTTCGTGAATTGCTCCATAACCCCTCTTCATCCCGCGAGAAAGGTGTTCAAGACCCCCACCGGGGCCGTTCTTGAACTTGGTGGCGCCCCCTGAATTGCGGATGTAGCACTGGTAAAACTCCTGCATGACGGGAATACCGCCTGCCAAAGACATACCACACTCACCGACAGAGGCCATCCATCTAGTCCAATCCCTAGAGTTCTCAAATTTCTGCAATGATATAGTATCCTTTACCATGGCGTTCTGTGGTTTCCTCACCATTATGTAACCCTCAGGTGTCCACACTGGTGATCCCTGACAAAAATCTATGTGTTCCAACTCATAAACCGCTTTCTCGACAACCATAGTAAAGCCTTTCTTAAGGAAATAACCCTCAATAGTAGACTCAACCAATTGCTGATACTCCTGCTCCATGATTAGTACACAATCGTCTCCGTCATTGACAAACTCACAGTCGATACCCAGGCTTCGAACAAACGCCAAGAACATTACACACATTAGTAGGGTGTTGCCGCCCCCAGTATTGGGGACACCAGACTTCCTACCGCCGTCCGTCGTGAATCTAACTTGCCCGTCCTCTGACCTACCGATGCCACTACCTATCAATTGCAGCCCTAATAAGTACTCCATCTCGTCCCTTTCCGCTGGGCAGGTCGCAAGCGTCAAGTAGAATGCGAACTCTCTACGTAACGCCATCATGCTAACGTGCTGATCGAACCGGCTTGCGTCAGCCATCAACGCGCAAGGATTTTTAAACCTACCCCACTTCTCAGCAATAAGAGCACCACGCCTAAAAGAATTTAGCCCCTTACATACAACCCTACTACCCCACGTTTTGTCCAATGCCCTAATGAAACTATGCTCCCGATGTGCATAGTGCCTACCTAACGCGACGACGTACCTAGAACCATAGGACGATATGGCTCTAGGAACGGGGTCCGACTTCTTTGTCAAGTCGAGCTTATCGTTCTTGACAAAGACAGTGATGTTTGCGTCACTCTTACTAATTGGTGTGGAGTGCAAAGACTCCACAGCTGCCTCATACATACTGCGCTTCTTCGC